CAATGCTGACTTGGGCAATCCTAACCAGATTTCAATCCTTAAATCGGTTACTGCTATCGTAATTGGTGGTTCTAACCAGTATTTGACGATTAATTGGGGCTTTGATTATTCAGGCTCTTATCGTGCAGAAAATGTCTATATTCCTTCACAGACAAGTTATGAATATGGAACTGCTGAATACAACATTGCTGAATATACAAGTGGTGTTCCTATTAAGACGTTAACAGCAAATGCTTCTGGTGCAGGAAAGATTGTCCAGACTGGTTATGAAACAACCATTAACGGAGTTTCATTTTCTCTACAAAAAATTGAAATTCAAGCCAAAGATGGCAAAATCGGCTAAGAGGTAAATTATGTCAAATTACACCAAGACCACCAACTTTGCATCAAAAGACAACCTGTCACCAGGCAATCCTTTAAAGATTGTTAAAGGTACTGAGATTGATACAGAGTTTAACAATATTCAAACTGCAATTGCTACGAAGACAGATAACTCTTCTGCCAACATTACTGGTGGTTCAATTACTGGTATTACAGATTTAGCCATTGCTGATGGTGGTACAGGTGCTTCTACAGCCAATGCCGCTTTGAATAACTTGTTGCCAAGTCAAGCATCTGCTTCTGGTAAGTATTTAAAGAGTAATGGTACTGACTCATCATGGGATGCTTTGGACATCTCTACTGCCGATATCACAGGCACTCTTCCTGTTGCTAATGGCGGTACTGGCGTAACAACTTCTACTGGTACTGGCTCTGTTGTTCTGTCAAACAGTCCTACTCTGGTTACTCCAGCATTGGGAACTCCATCTTCTGGCACTTTGACTAACGCAACAGGTCTTCCGATCTCAACTGGTGTTTCAGGTCTTGGTACTGGTGTAGCGGCATTCTTGGGTACGCCTTCAAGTGCTAACCTTGCTTCTGCTGTAACAGATGAAACTGGTTCTGGTGCTTTGGTGTTTGCCAATAGCCCAACCTTGGTTACGCCTGCTTTGGGTACTCCATCATCTGCTACTCTTACAAATGCGACTGGCTTGCCAATCAGTACTGGTGTGAGTGGTTTGGGTACGGGGGTAGCTACTTTCTTGGCTACTCCTAGTTCAGCAAACTTAGCATCTGCCGTATCTGATGAAACAGGTAGCGGTGCGCTTGTTTTTGCTAATTCACCTACTTTGGTGACTCCTGCTCTTGGCACTCCTTCTAGTGGTGTTGCAACAAACTTGACAGGTTTACCTTTATCAACAGGTGTTACTGGTACTCTTCCAGTCGCTAATGGCGGTACAGGTCAAATTACTTATACTGATGGTCAATTGTTGATCGGTAACTCTACTGGCAACACATTAGCTAAAGCTACATTGACTGCTGGTAGTGGAATCAGCATTACGAATGGTAGTGGATCAATCACTATTGCTGCATCAGGTGGCGGCACTGGAACAGTAACAAGCGTTGCAATGACTGTCCCATCTATTTTCAGTATCTCTGGAAGTCCAATTACCACTTCTGGCACATTGGCGCTTACATATTCAGGTACTGCTTTGCCAATCGCAAATGGTGGTACGGGTGGCACAAGTGCTTCTGCAGCTAGAACAGCATTAGGTTTGGCAATTGGTACTAATGTACAGGCTTGGGACGCTGATTTAGATACATGGGCTACTAAGTCTGCTCCATCTGGTGCTGTGGTAGGAACGACAGACTCTCAGACCCTGACAAACAAAACATTTACAGGCTACACAGAAACTGTTTATGCCTTGTCTGGTACTGCAATTGACCCTGCTAACGGCACAATCCAGACTAAGACATTAAGTGGTAATACTACTTTTACAGAATCATTGGCTGATGGTCAGTCTGTTGTCTTGATGCTTAATCCATCTACATATACTGTTACTTGGCCTACCATGACTTGGATTAACACAACTGGTTCAGGTTCTGCGCCTACACTTGAGGCATCATCAACCAATGTGATTGTGATGTGGCAAGCTGGTAGTACTGTTTATGGTAACTGGGCAGGGAGTGCTTAATGTTTCTGGCTAACAAGTTAAACAAGGGCGGTAGTCTTTCATCGCCTGACGCACAATTTAACTATGTCACCATGCTTCTACATGGCGATGGGACTAATGGCGCTCAGAACAATACATTCTTAGACAGCAGTACAAACAACTTCACCATTACCCGCAACGGCAATACAACGCAGGGTTCTTTTTCGCCTTATGGGTCTAATTGGTCTAATTATTTTAATGGAACTTCATCAGTAAGTTTTCCATCAAACTCAGCGTTTGCTTTTGATACTGGCGCTTATACAGTTGAAATGTGGGTGTTTGTAACTGGTGTTGGAAGCAATGGGTATTCTCATTTTTTTAATGCTGGTAATGCAACTGGTTCATTTGGCTTTGCCATTTACAGCGATTATTCTTTGAATGTTTTTGGATATGGTATTGGTGGTGTAATTGCAGGTTCAGCAAACGACATAACTCCAAACCAATGGCAACATATTGCGGTATGTCGCTCAAGCACTTCAAGTAATGCTACAAAGATATATGTAAATGGTGTTTTAAAAACAACTGGAACAGACTCAACAAACTGGACTGTTACAACTACCCCATCGGTTGGTGGTTTAACTTCATTAAGTGGGTATAGCACTGTTGGCTATATTTCAAACTGCCGAGTTGTTAAAGGCACTGCTGTTTACACCTCTGCTTTTACGCCTAGTACGACTCCATTGACAGCAATCTCTGGCACTTCGCTTTTGACCTGTCAGTCCAACCGCTTCATCGACAACTCAAGCAACGCTTTCACCACCACAGTCAATGGCACACCAAGCGTCCAACGCTTCAACCCCTTTGGTGCATCTACCGCCTACTCAACAAGCGTGATTGGTGGTTCTGGGTACTTTGATGGTAGTGGGGATTATTTATCAATTCCTAACACATCAAATTTACATTTTGGTTCTGGAGACTTTACTATTGAATGTTGGGTTTACGCTAATTCTTTAGATTCTTATAACGCTGTATTTGCGGAATGGCCTGACAATGGAGGTTCAGCAAATAACTCTTATACGCTTGAAACTGTTGGTTCAAACATGGAGTTTTATTGGGCGGCTGGAACAACTTTATACGGCCCCGCAACACTTGGGACAATTCAAACAAAACAATGGACTCATTACGTCATTTGCAGAAGTGGAAACACTTTGTACCCATTTAAAAATGGTGTTTTAGGGACAACCACATCAATTACCCAAACATTAAATAGCCCAACATCTGCTGTAACTATTGGTGGCGCAGTTGCTGGTGGTGGCAGTTGGAACGGCTACATTTCTGATGTTCGTATTATTAAAGGTACTGCCCTTTACACATCATCTTTTACGCCTCCAACTGCGCCCCTAACCGCTATCAGCAATACTCAACTGTTGTGCAACATGATTAATGGCGCAATCTATGACAACGCCATGATGAACGACTTAGAAACTGTCGGCAACGCACAGATTTCTACAAGCGTGGTGAAGTATGGAACAGGGTCTTTGGCGTTTGATGGGACTGGTGATGCGTTGATTGGTCAAAATACGCCAAACATATCTCTTTCTGATGACTTCACTATTGAGGCATGGGTATACCAAACAAGTGCGGGACAAAATGCACCTCAAATTTGTTTTGGTGATGCGGCAAATAGCGGAACTTTCTTGCTATATATTAGTACTGGTCAACAATTAGCTTATTACATAAACGGCACCAGTACTGGTTCTGGTGGCACTGCGGCAATAAATACTTGGCATCATATTGCAATGGTTCGCTCAGGTTCTACTATTACCACATATTTAAATGGTGTTTCGCAAAATACTGTAACCGCATCAACAACTTTTTCTGGTGTTCCATATTTTGGTGCTGCTTTATTTTCAGGCACTATATATTATGGGGCTGGCTACATGGATGACCTACGCATCACCAAAGGCTATGCCCGATATACAAGCACTTTTACGCCTCCAACTAGAGCACTCTCAGATATAGGCCCAACCTAAAGGACAATCATGCAAATTGCAATCTTAACTAACCCCATTACAGTAGGCGATTATCGTGAACTGTTTAGCAACACATCGTTTACACCTAGTGGCCCAAGCGATGAATTCTTAACTGCTAATAACGCAAAGAAAGTAAACGCTTTCAAAGCCCATGACCGACTGACACAAAAGTTGGTTTCATGTGCGCCTTATGATGATGGCGAATTTGTTTCGGTTGTTCAAGTGGAAAGCCTAACCGCAGAAGAAATACAAGTGGCTAAAGATTCCGCAATGGCTCAAATTCGTGGTCAACGCAACCAGTTACTCAAAGAATGTGACTGGACTCAGATTGCTGACTGCACAATTCCTAAGAAGGCTGAGTGGACAACATATCGTCAGACTTTGCGTGATCTGCCAAGCACGATTACAGAGCCTCGTACCTTTACAGATTGGCCTCATAACCCTGATTGGGTTGATATGTCTTTTGTTTAAAGACATAATAAATATAGGGGAAAAACATGGCTATAGCATATTTTGAACAGAATCCTGATGTTGCCGCTGCGTATGCGGCTAATAATTATGGAATGACTCCACAAGAGTTCGCTGATTTCCACTTTGCAAATTATGGTGCATCAGAAAGTAGAATGCCTACTGCTGGTGTTACAAATGAAGAAATTTTAGGGTTCCTAAAAGCTAATCCTAATCTGACTGATGAGCAGATTGTTAGTTCCATGAAAACCTATGGAATTTCTCCTGCTCAAATGGCTCAAGCTGTTGGCATTCCAGAGGGG